ATACTTCAATCGGTTTTTCTAAACGTAATTCACCAATTTTTTGATTAGTATTTTTATCTAGCTTGTCATACTTAGTATTAATAAAGCCTTGTTTAGAATGTTCCGATGTAGTAAGAATTAAATTCATACGATTACATCCCTCAATAAACTCAGCTGACACTGTATCAGTTTCTATTCCAGCTGTTATTCCAATATTATATTTACCATGTGGTTGGAACTCATTTGGAATTGACACCTGTATAAAAATATCTGGCTGGCGTGTTATGTTTTGCACTGCAATACGTTTAACAATTTCTTGATGATCTATATTGTTTGGATCCAATGCATCCATTGGAGTTACGCCCCATGGTAATGATATTATCTGTATATCATATTTATCTGAGTTAATTAAACTTGTAACTAAATCTCTAGTATGGCTTCCATAGCCTGACCGGGTAGCTACCGGTCCCTGTATTACAACGAATGGTTTCATATTACACCTATTTTATCAAATTTTGGTTCTTGTTCTACTTTAAATAATGTAAATTTTTTGCGTTTAGTCCAATTAGTTAAACATGAATTAATACACTCAATAAATCGTTCACTCATTCTACGAGCCGACATCATCGACTCTTCTGATGTAACCCATTCACGTCCAGCTAAACCGCATGCGGTTCTATCTTCATTAGACATTGAATACCAATACATAATTGCATCCGCTACATCTTCAAATCGTACACGGTCATCAAAGATATATGGTGTAGGTATAGAACCTTGAAGTGACCTATTCGTCGGTATTACAGGTTTAGCCCATTTACCACATTTAGTATATTTACCAGTATGGTTACTAGGAAACTCAGTCGTAAATTCAATCCATTTACCAGATTCATCTTCAAATCGGCAATGATCTTGTAATCCACCTGTTACATTATTAATAATAGGTGTGCCTGCCATTAATGATTCAGCACCTGATAACCCAAAGCCTTCATTAGAACCGATATTAACAGTTACATCTGCCATGTTATAATAGAAGTTCAGCATTTTAGTATCAATATTTCGATCACTAAATAATACTTTATATTCTGGACACACAGCGTTTTTAACGGCAAATAGATCTGTACCATTTTCGTCTATAGGTTGAGTATGCATTAATAACGCACAACGACTAGACTTTTCTTTTGGTAAACTATCACAAAATGTTTTATATGCTAAAATTAAATCACCTGGCTGTTTACGACGTATATTACGATTATTCCAGAATACTATAAAATCGACTTCGTTTTTAATTTTAAAGTCAGACTGAAACATGTCAAATTCTTTATATTGATCATGATCAGCTGTGATCGGGAAAAACCTGTTTTCATTAATACCATGAGGTACATACTGAACTGCCCATTCCTCTTTAGGAAACTTCTGCAATACATTTTTTACGATATTCTGAGTTTGACGTGAAATGTTCATAATTAAATCACATGACTCATAAAATGGTTCGTTCCAATGTGGATATGGTAAATCATCCCATATATTATAATACATGATTGGTATATGCTGACGAATAGTATGTTCTAACTGATATAACCACCCCCAGAATCTAGGATCAGTGAAATGTAATATTGCATCTGGCTTTTCTGTATTAATTAGATAATTTAATACATGAGCGTCGCCATAACCATTATATGGCATAAGTTTAACCGATGCATCCTCTACACCGGTTTCTCTAGCCACATCTGCGCTTAGATCTAGCATTTGTCCTGCATCCGGATGCTTAATAGCAGCTCCTAACTGGATCCAATCAAACTCTTTTACTGTACCTAATACAAACTCACGTGACATTGTGGCTATACCAGAATGCATACGCAGGTCATCAGATAGTAAAAGAATTTTCTTTTTCTTTGGCTTGTTAGGATCAATTTTACGTAATTTTGGTAATTGTAACTGATTCATTTAACTCCTTGTAACCGTTCTTTTTATTTAATATAAATATGCTTTATGAAATGATAACAACCTTCTTGTTATATTTTTCAGCACTTTTAATGGCACTCAAACTGCCATCTGATTTAACTCCCTGAGGTATAAATGCTATCATAACATCACAGTCTCGAGCTAATAACTGATTCCTATGATGAAATTGACTGACATGATATGGCTTACCATAATACTCATCTGACATGGCACTATATAAATTTCTAGGAGTATGAGCTGGATTAAACTCTTTATATCGTATACCAAACTCTAATGCATACTTCCTAGCATACTTATCAGCCCCATCCTTAGCTCCGCCTGAGATAATAACTAATTCATCTCCGAACTTCTGACGTAAGTTAGTTAATGTATCTTTAATCTTACGTACGTTTTCATACTGGCGACTTCCGATAACAGCAACCTTCATACCTATTTTAATTTTATTCTGTTTTTCATTGGACATAATTCATCATCTTCTGCAAATTCACAATACTTGCAATTTTTATAATTCTTACCAGCAATAGCAGGATATTCTCTTTCTTCATTATAACTACCATCAGCGTTAAAACTACTCTCAACCCAAGTATAAATTTCTTTCAATAACTTGTTACGAGTAGGCTTACCGCTTGCCGGAACAAACTCTTGTACTCGTTTCTGAGGAAACATTGCACCATCAATTAGTTTACGTTTCACGATAAAGTACTTGATATCAATACTCTCCTTATCAACACCGAACTGCTCACCAAAGTATTCTTTGTATAAAACTAATTGAGATGCCTTGAGTTTATCTGCCTTCTGATACTTATTCCAACCGTTAGTACTTGTCTTGATATCTAATATTGTAATCTTATTAGTCTTAGTATTACGTATAACTACGTCCAAGAATCCCATCATGAACACTGGACGGTCTGCTCCTACGGGATGATATATCGGAACTTCAATACCTACCAACTCTTCATACTTGGACGAAAAGTATTCAGTACGACGTTTACGTATCCATTCTAAAATAGCAATGCCGTCATCATAAAACTCATTAAGCTGGAACTTGTTAGAGAAATGTTTATTATCCATTTGCGCTACAGCTTCTTTGTATTGGTTGAACATCTTGTCTTTCAATACCGTTCTAAAATCAATACTATCAGCTTTCTTAATGGATTCAGTATACATTACAGTTAGATATTCTTGTAATGTCTCATGTAAACATGTACCGAACAAAGTATGTATACTCTGACTAAAAGTACGTAGTCCTTTAACATATGCTAGATGCCATTGTTTAGGACAAGTCGAATACATTGAAAATTGGGAATAAGATACTTTACGCTCGCCCTCCTTAGGCTCTCGTATATTAAACTGTAGGAATTTTTGCATACTCTAAATATAAGTACAATATTTCAGATTACCAAATTTATTTTGAAATTTGTTCTATACGACGATTCAAATACCAAACAGCTTTATTTAGATCTTCTAGCTCTTTGGATACGTCTTTTTTACCAGCTCTAGAAATATATTTAACAGCATTACCTAAACAAAAATCTAAATTCCAAGCTTCAATTACTTTGATAGCTTCATAGGTATTATTTTCTCCACCATAATGCTGTGGATGATTAACCATTTCCATTTTAGTTTTTAGATGCTGTAATAACTCTTGTTCCATGTTATTTTGTTTTTAATAAGTTCTTAATTTCTTTTTCCGTTTTACCGTACTTGCTTAATATACCGACTAACTCTGTAGAATCCAAATCTATCATCATACTAATATATTCTGTAGCTTCTCGCTTAGATACAGCATAATGATCAGCAATAAACTCAATCAGATCCTTATTATACTTATCCTCTGACTTACCTTTAATATACTTTGTAAAGAATTTACGTTTAGGTAACAGATCATGATATAACTGGTATACATGTTTAGTATCTAAAACACCTATTGTATAATGTTGAAACTCATTTACTATCTCAATAAGATCCGGATCCATTGATAGCCATCTATTAATTAGATAAGGACTAAAGGACTTACGATCTGCTTCTGATAGAGAACTCCAGTCCTTTTTCTTATCCGTAATATTAGATAAATGATCAAATATAGTAGCTGCTTTTGTTACAGGTTTATCACTCATATAGGCATAAATTCTTCATTGATATGACCACAGTCGTCACAACGAAAAGTTGGAATTGGAACAATTTCTTCTTTGCTAGATTGAGATAAAATAGCAGGCACACGCTTAAAAGCATGCACCTGTCTAAAAAATCTACCACCACAATTTTCACATACAATATTTGGAAGGTCTTCTGCGCTGATGCGCTTTTGTCCTACTGTTTCATTGATATTTTTCTTTGCCATAATTTTCTTTAATTACATACCATAGTCTGGCATTGTCGGTGTATTATTATTTTGTTTTTCTGGAATATTAACTAATGCACATTCAGTCATTAATACCATACTTGCCACTGAAGCTGCATTTTGTAATGCTACTCTTGTTACTTTCTTCGGATCAATTACTCCGCTTTTAACTAAATCTTCATACTTATCAATACGAGCATTATAACCAAAATTATTATTTTCAGAACTCTTAATATCACGAATTACAATTGAACCATCAACAGCTGCATTAGCGCATATCTGACGAATTGGCTCTTCCAAAGCTCTTTCAATAATACGAACGCCAGTTAGTTGATCTTCATTATCTAATTTTATATCCGATAATACCCTGGATGCTCTAATTAAGGCAACACCTCCTCCGGGAACAATTCCTTCAGCTACCGCTGCTTTAGTGGCATGTAATGCATCATCTACACGATCTTTCTTCTCTTTCATTTCCACTTCCGTAGCTGCACCTATAGATAAAATCGCAACCCCACCAGCTAGTTTAGCTAAACGCTCTTGCATCTTCTCACGCTCATAATCAGACTTTGAAGCTTCGATTTGAGTTTTAATAGCTTCAATACGTTCATTGATTTCTTCTGAGGCACCATAACCATTTACGATTGTAGTAGTATCTTTAGCTACAATAACTCGCTCTGCAATACCTAAATCATCAATAGTTACGTTTTCTAATGTCTTGCCTAACTCTTCTGAAATAAATGTACCACCTGTTAAGATAGCAATATCACTTAAATACTCTTTACGCTTCTCACCGAACCCAGGAGCTTTAACTGCTACTACTTTAAGGCCTCCACGTACTTTATTCAATACTAATGTACTCAAAGCTTCACTGTCAATATCTTCTGCCACAATAATAAAAGGCTTACCAGTTTGAACTACCTTTTCTAGAATAGGTAAGAAGTTTTTCATATGTGATATTTTCTTATCATAAATTAGAATATAAGGAGTTTCATAAATAGCTTCCATTTTATTAACATCAGTAACAAAGTATGGTGATAGGTAACCACGATCAAACTGCATACCTTCTACAACTTTAAGTTCTGTTTCCATACCTTTAGCTTCTTCAACTGTAATAACTCCTTCAGTACCTACCTTTGACATTGCCTCAGCAATTAAAGATCCAATACTATCATCGTTATTAGCCGAAATAGCAGCTACATGTTTAATTTGATCTGATTCATTACCTACCTTAATAGATAGTTTATCTAGTTCCGATACGACTACTTCAACAGCTTTATCAATACCACGTTTAAGATCCATTGGATTTGCACCAGCCGTTACATTTTTTAAACCAGCCGTTACAATTGCTTGAGCTAATACCGTTGCAGTAGTAGTTCCGTCACCAGCTAAATCAGCTGTCTTACTAGCTACTTCCTTAACCATACGGGCGCCCATGTTCTCAATAGGATCTTCTAAGTCAATTTCTTTTGCAACAGTGACGCCATCTTTAGTTACGATAGGTGCAAGACCTTGTCGATCAATAACTACATTACGACCTTTTGGTCCTAACGTTACCTTAACTGCATCTGCTAATGCATCAATACCGTTTTTAAGTCCGTAACGACTATCAGCGTTTAAATAGATTTTCTTTGCCATAATATAACCTTTATTTTAATTCATTAAGTAATTTAACAATCATTGACATGATATGTAACTCTTTATCTATAACTAAGGAATCTTGATATTGTGCTTCAGCTAAAATCAGAATTACACTTGCTATATGCCCTTTAGCATAATTATCGATCTCATCAAAAAGAAATCGGTAAAATGCTGTAAAATCTCTAACTTTACTATCTGCAATTAGTTGTCTAATAGACTTGAATGCATCTTTCTTACTTGTATCTGATGCTAATATTTCAGCAACAGAAGTCATGTAATTTGCTTGAACTAAACTAGTAGCATCAATTTTTAACTTACCATCGATTACCTGACGCTGACATGAATTCAATACACGACGTATATCAGGATATCCGGAGTTAATAATTGTTACAAGATCTTTATTATCATATTCAATCTTAAGAGTATCTAAAATAGATACAATACGTTTTGCTACTTCCTTTTTACTTGGCGGAATAATTGCAAATGTTTGACATCTACTTTGAATAGGATCAATAATCTTTTCTACGTAATTACATGTTAAGATAAATCTAGTAGTCTTGCTAAATGTCTCCATTAAGTTACGTAATGCTGCTTGACCATTAGGTGTCATATAATCTGCCTCATCAAGAATACATATCTTCCATTTACGGAATCCAATTGTACTTGCAAAGTTTTTAATCTTTGTACGTACCGTTTCAATATTATTTTCATCTGAAGCGTTAATGTACATAACATCTGCATCTACATTATTTGCAATGATCTTCGCTAATGTAGTCTTACCGGTACCGGCCTGTCCATAGAATAGCAAATGCGGAACATCTCCATTCTCAATATAAACCTTAACCTTTTCAATAATATGTTCATTACCGACATATCCATCTAATGTATTAGGTCTAAATGACTCTACCCATAAACTATTTTCTTGATTCCCAAACATTATGTTCTTGTTTAATTGTTTTATTTACTAACGATAACATTACTAACATTGATGACAATTCATTTTTAGGTAATACCTTATATTGTTCATCTATGCTAATATATAAACTTTCAACCATATCTCCAATCTTTTTCCAAGGATTTTCTACAATAGGTTCTACTATTTTTTTCTTTGCCATATTATTTCCCCGTACTACCGTAACCACCCTCACCGCGTTCTGTATCACTTAAATGTTCTACTTGTTCTAATTCAATTGCCGGATAAGGTATTATTACTAATTGACCTACACGCTCTCCCTCTTGGAATCTACGTACATTAGCAAAGTACTCCTTACGAGCAAACTTGTATCGGAATCTAATTTCTCCACGATAACCGCTATCAACAACCCCTACACAATTAGCTAGTACTAGATCTGTTTTAGATACTGATGACCTAGGAAATAATAATCCTACATATCCCTCAGGTATTTCAACAGCAATGCCAGTATGGTATTCTAGGAAGTTGTAATCTGGATCAACGGTGTATTGTATAGCCGTCATATCCAGGCCAGCATCTCCCGGCTTTGCATAGCTAGGAGTTACTGCCTTTTCGGATAATTTCTTAAAACGTACTTTCATATTATGCAGTTTGTAATTGAACCAAATAATAAGTTGATGTATAGTTTTGAGATGCAAATGTTACACGAGCTAAACCTGCCTGAGATACTTCTAGTTTTGCAGTCTCTGCATCTTTATTTGCCTGGAGAATTTCTTTGAATAGGTTACTAGAAAAACATACCGTATCCATATTCTTACAAGTATCTGCTTGGCATGTAACTTCAAATTTAATACGACTAGTATTAATAGAAGAATAATTTACAATAAACTCAGTTTTACCGTTCTTGCAATTAACACCAAAGTTTTCAGACTCAGGTAATGCATTCTTTGCCTTGATAAATCTACTTACAAATTCCTTGTCCAATGGTACCATAACATTCCAATCTGGCAATTGCTTTAATTCAGGTACCTGACGAATAACTGATAAGTCTGCTAACATAAATGTCATGTTAACTTCTTTATCTGAAATATCCATACTAACAGCTTTGCCGTCAATATCCTTGACATCAATCTCAACATCATCTCCTACTGCAGATAACATTTTTACCAATTGAGGTGTTGCATAAACGCCTAATGTCTGATTACCTAAGTCAATATTAGCTGATACAGAACCAATTACGTTCTGGTCATCAGTAATAAAACTACTTTGTAATGATCCACCACTTGCATTCCACTTAACTGAAGTAGTTGCGCCGGCTAGGTGATAACGGCTGATGTAATTTAATAGTTCTGTCTTTTTCATATTATATCTCGAAGAATTGAGTTATTACGTTATTATTTACCATGTCATTAGTTGTTCCACCATACTTACTATACAATTGAATATTCTTTTCATAGATATGTAAAGCCTGGTCTGGGTTCTGAAACATTTCTTCCATACTCATTAATATATTATATAAATCCGTAGGTACAACCGTTTGTAGTAATTCGTTATGACAATGTACAATTTGTTCTACCTGCTTAACCGTTTCATTATATACAAACAAGTTATTCAAGGTCATCTTCATTGTAACATCACCTTTATAGTTAGCTACCTCGCCAAAAGTAAATCCTTCACTTACTGGATGACCATATGGATTAGGTACTAGGTCAGTTGGATTATAAGGAAGATTATCACCTTTAGGAAAATACAAATGAGTGAATGTCATTTTAGTTAACTGTGGTGAATGCAAGTATGTACCATATACAGGATATTGACCCGGTGAACTAGAGTCAGTTGATACTTGTATACGACCTCCATGATACTTATTTAGCATCTTTTGAAAGAAGCTCAACATAAAGAAATCTGATATCTTTGAAATACCTAATACGTGTACATACATATTACGTTCTTTTTCAAATTCTTTATGTCTTAACATTGGTACCAAAGCGGCCATAAACAACGCTATACCTTTCTGTGTACCTCCGATCGACCAACCATTGAAATCAAAGTCCTTGACACGGTTATACCAGATATCATATTCATTAACATTGTTACCTTGTACAACATTTAAGAACTTACACTTACCCGTTTGGTTCTCAGCAAAGTATTTAAAGTTATCATAGCTAATATCTAAACACTCATAGAACTTGCCATCGTATTTTACACTAGGCGGAATATCAAGATTAACACCAATATCACAATTCTGTTCTAACCATTGGAAAATA